ACCTTTGCAGTGGAGAATGGTCAGGACTCTATGGAAGAAAGCAAACAAAACCTACATTGCAGGGGACGATGATCAAGCTATATTTAGATGGGCTGGCGCTGATGTTGATACTTTTATCGCACTTAAGGAAGAAGTAGACTACGTGGATACACTTAGTCAATCTTATCGAATACCAGGTGGACCAATACACGAGATGTCTCAAAAGATAATTAGAAATGTGTCGAATCGATACGATAAAGATTACATGCCAAGACAAGAGGTTGGTGATCTTACAAGATATTCTGATGTTACACAGGTAGATATGTCACAAGGAGAATGGTTAGTGTTGACAACAGCAAACCATTTCTTGGACGACATCAAAGAGTTTTGTGAGTTACAAGGTTGGTACTATTCACACAAAAGAAGAAACTCTGTGAAACTAGATTTACTTCTTGCAATACAAACCTGGGAGAAGTGGAGAAAAATAGAGCACGACCTACCACCTGCATCAATTAGAAAAATTTATTCTTATCTCGGTGACAATGTAACCAAAGGTTATCGCACAGGCAAAACGATGAGTGATGAGGAGACTTATTACATTGAAGAGTGCACCGATGACCACGGATTACAAACCACAGATGTTTGGTACAAAGCTTTTGCAGGGCTAGATCCCATGACAGAAAACTATATTAGAAATATGCTGGCCAACAGAGAAAAGATTACACAAACACCACGCATAACATTATCAACCATACACGGAGCAAAAGGAGGTGAAGCTGACAATGTATTACTTCTACCTGATATTACTAAGTCTGCTTCTGACCACAATGACATCGATCCAGACGAACTACATCGTCTATTCTATGTTGCTGTGACAAGAGCAAAAAAATCTTTACACATATTAGAACCAAGAAATTATGAAAGGGCATACATCTTATGAAAAAATATGATAAACTTTTACCTAAAGCAAAACAATATTTTAAACTTGATGAAAAACAAATAGCAAAACTGAGATCCTTAAAGGAAAACGGAATACCAACTAAAGACTTAGCAGAGATGTTTAATATTTCTATAACTAGTGTTAAACGTTACACATCAGACGAAATAAGGGAAAAAGATGTAGCTTACAGTAAAAAATATCGTAAGCAAAATTTTGTACCTGGCGCAAGAAAAAGAACTAAAAAACAAAAAAAACGTTTAAGTAAAACAGATAAAGAATATAAAAAAACTATAAGAGGGTTTTTTGTAAGTCAGTACAATGCAAAAAGGAGCAATATAAGAACAAAAGAAAAGTTAAAAAAAATTCATGAAGATGTTCCCATAATTACTCTAGAAGATTTATTATGGTTATGGGACGAACATGTTAGGAAGTACGGTGTCAATTGTTATTATACAGGTGTTCCTTTAACTTTTTACGATCCTGATAATTTAAGAGCAGATACACTTTGCACTATAGATAGATTTGATTCTGAAAGAGGATATACAATAGATAATATAGTTTTTTGTTCTTGGGGATTTAATGCCCGTAAAAGAAATATTACCATTAAAGACTGTATAATAATATTAAAAAAATTTTATGAGAGAAGAAAATTGCGAGAACATTATGCAAATCAAATTGATGACATGATGCCAGAACGAAGAAGTTATTCTATAGGAGGAGTGGTTGGAAGATGAGTGCGTACGATGACCAGGTCGGTGGCGATCATTACAAAAAATATAAGATACAGCCTAGCGAATTCATCAATAAAAACAAGTTGTTATTCGCAGAAGGGTCTGCTATAAAATATATAGTTAGACATCAAGATAAGG